CTAAATCCGAAACAAAAGAAGTTCGCTCGAGAGTATCTGAAAGGCCAAAACGCTACCGAAGCAGCGGTAAAAGCAGGCTATACGAAGAATCGAGCCGCAGCTAAACGACAAGGCAGCGTCTTACTCAACCACAACCCACTTTTGCGAAATTACCTTATAGACCAGGAAATCAAGGAGGCAGAGAGGGATAGGGTTTCCATGGAGGGCCACCTCTCCGCCCTCCACGACTTGCGTGAGGAGGCACGGGAGTCGGGGCAGATTAACGCAGCGATCACGGCAGAGATACACCGAGGGAAGGTCGGAGGGCTTTACATCGATCGACGCGAGGTACTGACCGCGAAGATCGACATGCTCTCCAAAGATCAGCTGATCGATCGACTCGGAGCACTGATCACGAAGCGCGTACCGCAAACGATCGAGGGAGAGATTACGAATCGGCTCGGATCGACAGACGGATCGACGGATCGATCGACTGTATTAATTGAGCGAGGGAGCGATTGACCCACCCACCCACCACGTTTGATCGATCGACGGATCGATCGATCGATCGACTATAAAAAGATTGACGGAGCGCGAGCGCACCCACCCACCCACCACGATTCATTGACGGCGAGCGAAAGACGGATTGAGCGATTGACCGAAAGCGTTGGTCATAAAAAAGGGAGCCGAGTGGCTCCCTTCGTGGGTAGGGATCCTTCTATTCGAAGGATCCTAGTTTGACGATACCGGTCTGACCTTTCCACTCTTTGCGACCTTCGATCTGCATTTTGTAGTGAGTCATGACGACCGCCGCGTCCTGCTGGTATCCCCAGTCGGATAGCGCGTCGACGATATCTTGAATCGCGACCATTCGGTGCGCGTCTCCGGCCAGCGCGTAATACGCGGTGATGATCTTGATCATCTGCTTGGGGAGTCGCACGCCAGACGGAACGCTGTCGAACATTACTGATCCGCTGGTGGACTTACCAGTGCCGACCATAGTGGGAAGCTCCATTGGAGCTGCTGCTTGCTTTGTAGCTGAGTTAGCCATAGTGTTTTCCTTTCTACTTTCTAAGTGTATGTGGCCACGCTACCGCCCGACCACAGACGTATCCTCGCCTATACGCCTGCTAAAGTAAAGCGAAAACGACCTACTAATTTGCTATATAGCCACGCTTGCTTATAACCTTTCCGCGCTAACGGTTCGGTTTAGGGGCGCGACTTAGCGGATCCGTCTGAGAGACCCCCCATACCCCCAAAAATGCCGCAAGGCACCCGCCCACCCACCACTACCTAGTTCCCGCCTCTTTTTCCGAGATACTTTTGCTTTAGGTTCCCTATTCAAAAATTTCGCACATTTATATTTTTCGATGGGTCAAAATTTTTCGCGAAAATTTTTTAGGGGTAGCGAGAGTAGTGATTAGGGAGTTACGATTCGGCTATCTTTGATGAGGATACGTTATGTACGGTCAGTCTCCTTATGGTTCGACGATGGGTCGCGGGATGTTTATGAATCCGCAGATGATGATGATGTTACAAATGCGCGATCAGATGAGGGCGCAATACGGGCCGATGCCTACGGCTGGAGATATGCAAGCACAGGCAGAAGCAGCAGCGGGGGATGATTCAGAAGCTATGGCCGTTACGGAGCCGCAAGGCCCGACGAATAACCGTGAGCGGTTAGAGCAGCTTCAGGGTGATTTAGACGAGCTTAGTCAGGGTACGCAGATGATTGCTGCAAATCAGGGGCAGTTATCTCGGCATTTAGGTGCGGGTGCTCAGATGATGGGCGGTGGTTTAGGTTCGTTATTAGGTGGTTCAGGGATGATGGTCGGTGGTTTAGGCCGGTTACAAACTCTAGGGCCGGAAAGTTTACGAACGGTATTTACAGCTAGTCCATTTAGTCGACAAGACGCGCAAGAAGCAGCAGAAGATGCCTGAGAAAAAGAAAAAAGATTCTCGGTTAGAACGCGCAGGGGTTAGCGGTTATAACAAACCGAAGCGTACCCCGTCCCATCCTAAAAAATCCCATATCGTTGTTGCTAAGGAAGGCGATAAAATTAAGACGATTCGATTTGGGCAGCAGGGTGTAAAAACTGCGGGTAAGCCTAAGAAGGGTGAGTCGGCGAAGCAAAAAGCGCGGCGTAAGAGTTTTAAGGCACGTCACGGAAAGAATATCAAAAAGGGCAAGATGAGCGCAGCTTATTGGGCCGATAAGGTGAAATGGTAATGGACGATATGCAAGCGGTTTACGATGAAGAACTTAGTCGCGGTCGTGGAGGCTTACTGTCGCTGTTACGCGGTACGGGGGATATTACTCTCGGCGAAGAGGTAATGGATAGCTTGCCCGAAATTATGGCGATGTTACAAAATACCAATAAAGATACGTTGACGATGCGGCAAACGCAGGAGATGGGTCAGCCGAGCGAATTAGCTGTATCGTTAAGCGATCAACCTGCATTAAGTTCGATGGTTGGCCCAGAGATGGCATTATTAGCTGGAATGATGGGTGGGCCTGGAGGAAAGGCTAAGGGTTTAGCTTCGTTAAAAGATGAACTAGCGCAGTTTATTACAAAAGATAAAGCTGATACTGCGGATCGTATGCGCCGGTTAGACGAAGACGATATGTTAACGCGGTTAGCGGATCAAGATCGTATTGACCGTACCCGAGCGGAACAGTTAGAGGGGTTACGTGAGCGTAGTGATTTTAACACTCGTTTAGAAGGAGGCGAAATGTCGGAAGAATACGAAACGGCATTACGCGAATACCAAGATTTTATGAACCGCCAAGGTGAATCTGGAATCCAGAAGTTACGGAAAGATATTTTTAGCGATCCTGACCAGATGGCAGGTGGTGGACGTCCAGGGTTGTATGCAAATATCGCCGCAAAGCGTAAGCGGATAGCTTCGGGTTCTGGCGAAACGATGCGTAAGGCGGGATCTAAAGGTGCGCCGACGAAGGAAAATTTCCGACAGGCCGCAACTACTGCTAAAAAAGCTAACGGTGGTGGTTTAAGTTACGCGAAAGGTTATTACGGGAAGTCGTATAAATGAGCCAGCTTACAATGGCCCAGATAGACGAGCAAATTAAAAACGCTCCTTTATCTAAAGAAGACGCTAAAAAGCACTTTATAGAAAAAACGGAAGAATGGGGGCTGCAGCATACGTTTCATTTCGATGAAGCGTGGGATTACGCGGTATACCAAAGAAAACAAAAAGAATTCAGAGAAAAAATAACTGAGTTCGAACAAGCGGTTAACGCACATCCCGCTAAACTACAAACGGTTCATGAGATAAACCCAACTAAACATAGTTTTGCAGACGGTCAGTATATTCGTGAGATTTTTAATCCAGCAGGATTATTTATCGTTACGAAAATACATAACAAAACGCATCCGTTTTTCTTAATGCAAGGTGAAATGTCTATTTTTTCACAAGACGGGGTAGAAAAAATATCCGCTCCCTACCACGGCATAACTCAAGCGGGAACTAAACGCGCGATATACACTCACACTGAGTGTGTGTTTGTTACAGTTCATGCAACAGACAAGTTAAACATTGAAGATATCGAAGAAGAAGTAATCGCTAAATCTTTTAAAGATGTTAAGTTACTTCCCCCTGATATTCAACAAGTAGAAAAACTTATCTGTCAGATCAAGGAGAAACAGCTATGAGCTTTATTGCAGCTGCAATTATAGGGGCGACAGCGACGGCTGCGGCTACGGCGTATTCTGCTCGTCAAGCCCGTAAAGCACAAAGAAAAGCTGAAGAAAACGCTCAAACTCGTGCGTTAATTGAAGGGTCCGCCCCGAATATCGCGATGGTTAAAGAAGTTGTTCCTGAAGAAGTACAGGGTAGCGACGTTTCTGGATTAGAAGAAGCGTTAAAAGCGATGGATTACGAAGGAGGTCAGCCTCCGGTTCCAGGAGAAGACGACGCTATGGGCGCAATGCCTATGGAGCTATCTGAAGAAGATTTAGCGATGCTAATAGAATCAGGTGGTTTAGAAAGTGTATTTACTCAGATGGCCGCCGACGGTGGGCCGGTAGGTACACCGAACGACGTATATTATTTTGGCGTTCCGCAAATTATGGGGATGATGCAAGACCCCGACCCACAAATCCAGCAAGTAGGTATGCAACTTGCGGATCAAATGGAAATGACTCCCGATGCGGGGATGGTGCCAGCTACGCAACAACAAATACAAACGATGGCTAACGGTGGCCGAATATCTTCTGAAAGGTTAAACCAAGAAAGACTCCGTTGACCACCCCACTTGAACAGCTAAAGGAAGTAGACCTTTCCCATCTATCGAAAGAAGAAGCGAAAGAGTTTACTCTTCTCCTAGAGGAATTAGAAAAGCGCGAAAAACGCGAAAGTTCTATGGCGTCGTTTTACGATTTTGTTAAAACGATTTGGCCAGAGTTTATTGCGGGTGCGCACCACAAAAAGATGGCCGAGGCATTCGATAAAATCGCCAGCGGAGAATCAAAACGCCTCATAATCAACATGCCTCCACGACATACGAAGTCTGAGTTTGCTTCGTATTTGTTCCCAGCTTACTTATTAGGTAAGCGTCCTAAATTAAAAATCATTGAAGCTACGCACACAGCTGACCTTGCGGTTAACTTTGGCCGTAGGGTTCGTGACTTAATTGAAAGCGAAGAATATGCGGAGATATTTCCAGCTACCGAACTAAAAGCTGACTCGCGAAGCGCGGGTAAATGGAATACATCGCAGGGCGGTCAGTATTATGCGGCGGGTATTGGTGGCGCACTCGCGGGTCGTGGTGCTGATTTGTTTATTATTGACGATCCTCACTCTGAACAAGACGCTTTTTCGGATAAAGCGTTAGAAGAAGCGTATGACTGGTATCAAACTGGCCCCCGTCAGCGCCTTCAGCCAGGAGGTGCGATCGTTATCGTAATGACTCGTTGGTCTAAAAAGGACGTAACGGGTAAATTAATCAAGCGGATGACGCAAGAAAAGGGTGGCGACGAATGGGAGGTTATTGAGTTTCCCGCGATATTGCCATCAGGTAAACCGCTATGGCCTGAATTTTGGTCATTAGACGAATTAGAAGCTACGAAAGCGTCGATACCTCCGTCTAAATGGGCAGCGCAGTATATGCAGCGGCCTACGGGCGAGGGTATTTCGATTATTCCTAAAGAATGGATAATGGAATGGCCTAGAGATAACCCTCCATCTTGCGATTATTTGATCCAAAGTTACGATACGGCGTTTTTAAAATCCGAAAGATCAGACTATACGGCGATAACAACGTGGGGGGTGTTCTACCCCGAGGGTAAAATCGGCGATGAACACTATAGTGGGCAGGATGCGCATATAATTTTGTTAGATTGCGTAAAAGAGCGGTTAGATTTCCCTGAACTCAAGCGCGAAGCGATGCGCTTATACGAACATTGGGAGCCTGATTCGGTAATTATCGAAACGAAAGCCTCTGGTATTCCGTTAACGCAAGAATTACGGCGGCAGGGTATCCCAATAAATACCTTTTCACCGAGTAAAGGTCAGGATAAGATCGCTAGATTGAATGCGGTTAGTGGAATTTTCCAAGAAGGCCGCGTTTGGGTGCCTGATACGAACTGGGCGCAAGAATTAGTAGACGAAGTTGCTGATTTTCCTAACGGGGACAACGATGATTGCGTAGATGCAACTACTTTAGCCCTAAGTCGCTTTAGACAGGGCGGATTTTTGCGATTAGATGGCGATTATGACGACGAAGAAGAGTATTATCCGAAAATACGGGCATATTACTAATTTACCGTCTCAAAAAATAAGAGTAGGGTAGCGTTCCATGGCTGAAGTGCAATTCCCAGAAGAGTTTGACGGCGAAGAACGGGTAGAGATCCTGTTTGACGAGGACAATAACCTCGTTGATCCTTCTATGTTAGAAATGGAAGTAGATATTCCGTTTGAAGAAAACCTTGCGGAGTATTTAGACCCCGCTACGCTTTCTGAAATTTCTGGAGAGCTACTTAGCGCGTACCAAGACGATGTAGATTCCCGTCAAAACTGGTACGAAACATTTAAAGACGGTCTAGAGCTGCTTGGTATTGAAAACGATCCTCGTAGCGAACCGTTTGAAGGCGCAAGCGGCGTATATCACCCGATACTTGCTGAAGCTGCTACCCATTTCCAAGCTCAAGCGTATAAAGAACTACTACCAGCTAACGGCCCAGTAGATACGAAAATTATGGGCGCGTCAAACGATCCGAAAGCGATGCAGGCTAATCGCGTAAAGGATTTTATGAACTTCCAGTTGTTGTACAAAATGGAAGAGTACGATCCTGAAATGGATCAGATGTTGTTCTTTTTGCCACTGGCAGGTTCTGCGTTTAAGAAATGTTATTACGATCCGACGGTAGGTCGTGTCGTATCAAGGTTTGTAAAAGCTGAAGATTTAGTAGTTCCGTACACAGCTACGGATCTGCATACGTCCCCTCGTATTACCCACCGGATGACTATGACGGAGAATGATCTTCGTAAGTTACAACTTAGCGGGTTTTATGTAGATACCGAGATGAACGCTCCTTCATATACTGACGGAGACGATTCGGTACAAGAAAAGATTGATCAGATAGACGGCGTTAGTCGTACAGGGAACCAGCATGATTACACGCTGCTTGAGTTCCATGTTGAATTAGATATCGAAGGGTTTGAACATACGGATAAAAACGGCGAAGTAACCGGACTAGCGTTGCCGTACATAATCACTATTTGTAGGGATAACAACGATATTCTATCTATTCGTAGAAACTACGAAGAAACCGATCCGATGCGAAAGAAAATTGAATACTTTACGCATTACAAGTTCCTTCCAGGATTAGGGTTTTACGGTTTCGGTCTAATCCATATGATTGGCGGCGTTACGAAATCAGCTACCGCAATCCTCCGACAGCTAATTGACGCTGGTACATTAGCGAACTTACCTGCTGGATTTAAAGCACGTGGATTAAATATCCAAAGGTCAGATGATCCGGTACAGCCTGGAGAGTGGCGTGATGTCGATACTCCTGGAGGTACTATCCGCGAATCCTTTATGCCGCTACCGTATAAAGAACCTAGTCCTGCTCTTGCGCAGTTGATGGGAGTTCTAGTGGAGTCTGGCCAGCGGTTTGCATCTGTGATGGATAACCAAACTGGCGACGCTAATTCTAATGCTCCAGTAGGCACTACCGTTGCGTTGTTGGAAAAAGGACAAAAAGTAATTTCTGCAATCCATAAGAGATTGCACTATGCACAGCGCAACGAATTTAAAATCCTAAAAAGATTATTCGGAGAATACTTACCTCCTGAATACCCGTACCAAGTACAGGGTGCTCAGAAAACTGTATTCGCCGAAGATTTCGACAACAGTGTCGATATCATTCCCGTTTGTGATCCAAACATTTTCAGTACGACACAACGTATTATTTTGGCACAAACGCAACTACAGATGGCCCAAAGCGCCCCTCAAATACACAATATGAAAGAAGCCTTTCGTAAAATGTATACTGCGCTAAATATCAAAGATATCGACGATATCTTATTACCTGATATGGCTCCTGCTCCGAAAGATCCCGTCCAAGAAAATATGGACGCATTGATGAGTGCTCCTTTACAAGCGTTCATTCAACAAAACCATGACGCCCACGTCCAAGCACATATGGCGTTTATGCAAAATCCTCAAACACAGCAGAATCCACAAGCGATGGGCGCACTTCAAGCGCATATTCAACAGCACCAAGCTCTGAAGTATCGTATTCAAGTGGAAGAAATGTTGACTCAACAAGGTATCCAGCTACCACAGCCAGGGCCAGATGGTCAGATGCCGCAGTTACCTCCAGAAGCCGAAAGCCAAATTGCTATGGCGGCTGCTCAGGCGACTCAGCAGATTACTGGCCAAGAACAAGCTCTTGCTCAAGCGATGGCCGCACAGCAGCAAGATCCTCAGCGCCAGATGTTCGAAGAACAGATGGAATTAGAGTTCGAAAAACTCAAACAGCGCGACAGGGAATCCGAGCGTAAAGCGCAGTTGGAAAGAGAGCGTATTGAATCTCAAGAACAACAAACGGATATCCGAGTAGCCTCTGAACTACAACAAGCAGAGATGCGCGACGATAGAGAAGTAGATTCTAATTTGACTGAGATTGCAAAGATTGTTCGGGAGTCACAGGAAAAGGATTAATTGCCTCATTTAATAAGTAATATCCCGCATTTTAATTGCTGGGTTAGAAAAGAGTACACACATAATCATCTACAGTATCACGGAGAGTATTTACATGCAATAGCTATTGCGGTAAACACTATCCCAGATAGATGTTTATCCTTTCAAGTCGTATTTACAGGATACGAATTGAATGAAGAGGAAGATTCTGAAAATCTTCATGGGGGAGCGATGTGGGCTAGGATGCCTATTACCGCTTTAGTTGCTGACGCGATGATTGATGAAATGCCTGAATCAATGGCAACTCATTTAGCGCAGCCTTGGGACTGTAGTTCCCGAGACCATGAGGTTATTGTTATGGATCGTGTATCTTCTAGCCCTTGGCTATGTAAGATAGATAGCGAGTTCCATACAGGGAAGTATTTGTTTACTGTAGATTATACAGGAAATGATATAGCTGATGATCCTGCACAGCATAAGCAGAGTCATGTTATTCAGCTAACTGATGCAGGAAAATGGACAGGCAATATTGTGGCGTTGCCTAACAATCGTGTAAGAGCGACCAACCCTGCGTTATGGGAGACAGGTTCAGGAGCACCGGACTTTTATCCTAGTCAACACGTGCATAGCGCGGAAATTGACGATAGCTACATGGATCCGAACATTACGTTTAATAACTTGTACGCCGAAGGAGATTAAAATGCCAGGACGCAAAACGAACAAAAAGATGCCTAAGAAAATGGGCATGGGCGGTAAGACCGCTAAGAAAATGCCGATGAAAATGAAGCGCGGCGGTTCAACTCGTTCTCGTAGTAAAGGTAAAAAATGAGAAACCTTAGAAACACGGAAATGCCTTATCCGTCCCCTAAAACTCAAAAGGCAGGAGTCCAACCGTCAATCCCAGAACCTTCTAACGAAGGTTTCGCAAAAGCTACGATGCTGGCAGAAAAAACTATCAGCATTCCTGGTAAAAAAGTAAAGACGAAAGGAACTGGCGCAGCTACTAAAGGATTAGATTTTACTAGCTACGTTAACTAATGGATTTTATAAAATATTCGGAGTATTTACTCCGCAAGCTGCGCGAGAGACAAGAAGATCTCGCGCAGACTCTCGCCACTGGTGGCGCACAAGACTTTGTTCAGTACCAACGTATTGTTGGTGAAATTTCAGGGCTTAATTTCGCTGAACAAGAAATAACTACCCTGCATGGAAGGATGGAAGATGTCGAAGACGACTGAAGACGTTGATTTAAGTAGCATAGGAGCTACTCCAGAACGAGTTCTTAATTTTGGTTCTGATACGCCGTTAGAACCTGCTAAAGAAAGTATAACCTCTGAAAATTATGAAGCTCATACAGACAAACTGCCGAACCCTACTGGGTATCGGTTGTTAATTCTGCCGTTTACTCCTCCAGAGAAAACAAAAGGCGGCATTATGTTAGCTAAACAAACTCTTGATAAAGAGCGGATAGCTACCGTAGTAGGGCTTGTCGTAAGAAAAGGCCCAGATGCTTATTCCGATCCAGATAAATTTCCTGATGGCTCTTGGTGTGAAGAGGGTGATTGGGTAATTTTTGGTCGCTACGCAGGAGCTAGGTTTAACATCGACGGAGGCGATATGCGTCTTTTAAACGATGACGAAATTTTAGCTACTGTAAATAACCCAGAAGATATTCTGCAATAAGGTGATATGTAATGGCTGAATCCCAAGATATTGAACTGATACTTCCTGATGAGGAAGTCGATTCTAGAGAGGCGGATGTTCTGCAGGAACCTGCGCAAGATTTTGATATGTCTGCTCCAGAAGAAACTGCTTCTAACTCTGATGAATTAGAAGAATACAGTGATGGCGTTAAAAAACGCATTGATAAGCTAACTTATCGTATGCGGGAAGCTGAACGCCAGAGAGAAGAAGCGATTGAGTTTGCTAAGAAAATCTCTGAGCACAATAACCAACTTCAAACTAAGTTACAATCCTCCGATTCAACTCTAGTTAATGAGTATACTCAACGTATTGAACTGGATAAGGAGCGAGCGCGTAGGGCACTTAAAGAAGCTCAAGAACTTGGCGATGCTGAAGCTATTGCGTTAGCTACAGAAGCGGTTGCTAAAACTTCTTACGAAGCGCAAAATGCCCAAAGATTAGTAGCACGACAGAAAAACGCACCTCAACAAGTGCAAGTTCCTGAAATGCCGCAACGGAATATACAACCAGCTGCTCCAGACGCTAGTGCGGAAGCATGGGCTGAAAAGAACGGTTGGTTTGGTGAAGACGAGGGCATGACGTATGCTGCTATGGGCATTCATCAAAAATTAATTAAGGAAGGAGTACCTCCTAGTTCCAAGCATTATTACCAACGGGTAGATGCAGAAATGAGAGAGCTCTTTCCACAAAAGTTCGCCGATGAGACGAAAAACGTGCAATCTTCTGTAGCAGGTGCCAGCCGTGGTGTTGGTTCTGTAAAGAAAGGAGCACGCAGTGTGAAACTCACACCTTCCCAAATAGCTATTGCTAAAAGAATAGGTGTGCCTCTAGAAGAGTACGCAAAGTTTGTATAGGAGATGAAAATGACAGATCGTACCTCCAGGTCTGCTGAAACACGAGAAAAGAAAACTCGCCGTAAACCTTGGCAACCGCCATCTATGTTAGACGCCCCTACCGCCCCTCCTGGATATAAACACAGGTGGGTTCGTGCAGAAGTCCGTGGGCATGATGACCGAGCGAATATGTCTAAACGTATTCGTGAAGGATTCGAGCCTGTAAGAGCAGAAGATCATCCAGATTTTGATGCCCCTACGATTGAGGACGGTAAACACGCCGGTGTGATAGGTGTTGGTGGTCTTATTCTCGCTAAAATTCCTGAAGAGACTGTTGAAGAACGTAATCATTACTATAACAGTAAGACTGCAGAACAACTTCAAGGTGTTGATAATGATTTGATGCGAGAGGCCGATCCAAGAATGCCGCTGAGACAAAGCGACATGCGGAGAAGCACTAAAGTGGAATTCGGAAGCCCCACAAAGGCTACGGATTAATTCATTATTTCCTTAGAGGACTAAATCATGGCTAATACTGACGCCCCTAACGGGTTCACCCCAGCCTACCACCTTTATGGTGGAACGATCCGTCCCCAGAAATTGCGTATTGCAAGTGCGACCAACGCCTCCATTTTTACTGGAGATGTAGTCAATCTTTCTTCTGGGTACGTTATCCAAGGCACTGCTACAGGAACTCCTGCTGGAGTTTTTGCTGGCGTTTTCTACACCGCAACAGACGGTACACCTACATACTCTAATATGTGGACAGCAGACCTAGCTACGCTAGGCGGTGCTGACGCAGAAGCGTATGTGTATACCGATCCTGCAATCGTGTATGAAGCACAATTTACAGCAGGTACTCCTGCCGTAAGTTTCATTGGTAGTAAATATACTATCACTACTACCGCTGGTAGCACTAACAATGGTCGATCCAAAGAAGGTGTAACAGCGACAACAAGTAGCGGAATAGCGTTGTTGAATAGGTTCGTAGATTCCCCAAGCAATAGCATCGGTGCTAATGCTCGTGGGTATTTTTCGTTCCCAACTAACGTATTCGCTGTATAGTCGAAGGAGAGTAACTAATGGCTATTAATAGAGCGCAACTCGTAAAAGAGCTTGTTCCTGGCCTTCATGCTCTTTTCGGACTAGAGTATGATCGCTACGACGCTGAGTACGAAGAAATCTTCGAAACCGAAACTTCAGAACGAGCTTTTGAAGAAGAGGTAATGTTGACTGGCTTCGGCGAAGCTCCTGTAAAGTTTGAAGGTTCTGGCGTTACTTATGACACCGCACAAGAATCTTTTACTGCACGGTACTCGCATGAAACTATCGCTTTGGCTTTTTCATTGACTGAAGAAGCTATTGAAGATAATTTGTACGACACCTTGTCCTCACGTTATACGCGAGCACTTGCTCGTTCTATGATGACCACTAAAAACATTAAGGGCGCGAACGTATTGAACAATGCGTTTAGTTCTTCTTTTGTTGGTGGTGATGGCAAAGAACTGTGTGCAACTGATCACCC